CTTTGGTAGATGGAGCAATCCATCTTTGTCGCAGGCCTTGGCAAGCCTCCGATAGAGACCGATTTCAAAGCTAACAAACAAACCATGAAACCAACCTCTAAGCCAACACGTAAACGTGCCAGCCAGAGGCCTAGTTTCTGGTTGTTTGCCGCCCGTACTCTCGGGTGGATCTCAGAGAATTACTTCCCTGAGAACTCTCTAAGTGGGAGGGGATCCGGATACTTGAAGTTTCTTCAGGGTCTTGAGAAAGACCGAGGACAAGCCGCCATGATCAAATACGCTAAACAAGCGCGTTTGTATGTGGCTAGTTATCTGAGTGGTCAACCACTCACTGAATTGACTCCTGGTATCAAGTTGTCCAGGGATTGGCTTCCTGTAGCACTAGGGGACCTATTACAGATAGTTCGTAGAGGCTCCACCGCTGAAAAGCGCTGGCTCCTGACGATACTCTATTGTACTAGGGCTTTGAGTGCCGGACGTGAACCGAACTTCAACGATATAACGAATGCTGGTTTGTACCAGGTTCCTATAAAGTCTGAAATAAGTTCATTCTGGCGTGCTATAGGCTATCGAAAGAATCGCCAACCGAAGATAAAGGAACATCATCTGTTCCACCAGACTTCCAAAGCAGGCCCAAATGGGCAAGCTTTGTGATCTAGTGTTCTAGACTTGTTTGCTCTACCTGAGTCGTTGATAAAATCGATCTCGATTGTAGGTGGAAAAGTGTTAGCTAATAAGTTGACCCTACTCCTTAAGTATAAAGTTCTTATACTAAAGTTGTTGGGTGTTCAACCTAAGGCTAACCGTCCTCTATCAATTCGACGTCTATCTTACTTTCCCGATAGGGAAGATAAGGTTAGAGTCGTTGCGATATTAGACTACTTTTCGCAATCTGCTTTAAAACCTCTTCATGACTGTTTATTTACAGTCTTGAAGAGAATAAAACAAGATTGTACCTTCAATCAAGCAGCTTTTAACACGAAACTCAAAGAACCTAACGGAAACTACTGGAGCTGCGATTTAACAGCGGCTACAGATAGATTTCCAATAGAAGTAATTGGGCTAGTGTTAGAAGGCGTATTCGGTAAACCATACGTAGATGCCTGAAAAGACATCATGGTAGGTTACCCGTTCATATGCGAAGGTAAGGAATTTAGGTATGGAGTAGGAAACCCTATGGGTGCCTACTCATCCTGAAACTCTTTTACCCTGGCGCACCATTTTGTGGTGTTCCAAGCATGTGAGCGAGCCAAAATACGCTGGAAGGATGCTAATTATGTAATCCTCGGTGACGATATAGTCATCGGTGACGACAGAATAGCGAAGGAGTATCTCTCTTTAATGAAGGGATATGGTGTATCTGTTTCAAAACAGAAAACCCATGTTTCCCAACATACTTATGAGTTCGCCAAAAGGTGAATTCATAAAGGTGAAGAGATTTCCCCTTTCCCCATTGCCGGTTGGAAGGAAGTATGCGGCAAGTATCATCTTGCTACTAACTTCCTCCTATCAGTCTGCAACAAAGGATGGATTGCTCCGAAAGGAGTACCTGAATCTGTTGCTAGCTGAAGTGGAATCGGCCAAACGAGACCAGCTCGTTTTAGAAATAAAATGTTGCTGGGATCTCAATTGGTCGAGACCACACTAGGTGTGGTGAAGGGAACCATTACAGGTGAACAATCTGTGGAAACGATTGCTCAGCTGTTTGGTCTTCCCCTTCCTCCGAAAGGCTACTACTCTCCTGATTATTTATGGGAGAGAAGCTGCATCGAAGCTTTCACTTCTTCAGCTAGCCAGGACGATAAGAAAGGTAAAGGGCTCGGATATTTAGCCGAGTACCTTGTTATCAATCTTACCGATCCTGACCTCGGGATTCCTACCGAGGATGCTTTCGAGTTAATCCAGTCTATCCCCGTACTTAACGTACAGGGAAAGTTGGAGGAGC